TTGAAGTTTTGTCGGACGTTATTAAATTTCAAATTGAAAGTGCTCAAAAAGTATCTGATCAATTCCAAGAACTGACCAAAGTTGGTGCAACTTTTGGTGGCAGCATAGGAACAATGGGCGCAGTTGCAAAAGAGTTACGTATACCTTTGTTACAGTTTGGTAGAGTCATTACCGGTAACATAGAATCATTGAGTAAATTAGGAGGTTCAATAACTGATGCGGGACTTAGAATAGTTACTTTTGGAATGGATCTTTACGATCAAGAGGACAGTTTAGTGGCTTTATACGGCGGCATAGAAAATATAAGTGCTGGGGCAGCAGATTTCATGGCTTTGCAAGCTAGTATAGGCAAAGGTGTGACCACTGACAATGTTGCACAACGGAACGCAATTAAAGAGTATTTGATTAGACAAAAAGAATTAACAGCAATAACTGGACAAAGTGCCGATGCTGCTAAAAAAGCAGAAGAAGAACGTAGAAGAGATCTGGCTTATCAAATGAAAGTTAGCAGGATGAGCACCGAGGCTCAAGCAAATGTCAGTGAAGCATTCGGAATTGCTCAAACTAAATTTGGTGATGAAGCTGCACAATATTTGAAAGAATTTATCAGAACGCAGGGAAAAGTAACAGATCCTGCAATGATATCATTTGCTGCTGGTAATCAATTAGTCGCCCAGACCATGGAAATGTTTGCAAACAATATAAATTTAGGAAAAAACGAATTCCGACGAACATATGCTGGATTTATAAAATCAAACGTAGATAGTTATAGAGGATTTGCTGAAAGCATTGAAGATTTAGCAGAATTGCCGCCGTCATTAATGAATAACTTTGTTCAAACTCAAACAAAAACGGGTGCTCAATTGATCAATAGTATGGGCTATTTTGAGGATGTGCAGGCTAGTGTAGAAAGAATGATACAGGAAGGAACACAGTTACGAGGTCCAGTGACTGATCCTGCTACTAAAGCATTTGTTGATGCTGAAAGAGATCGAGCTAGAATTCAAAGAGAAATTGATACAACCGTACTAACTAATATGCAAAATATTGGAGGTACTATAAGATTTTTAAATGAAATGACTCTGTCTATAGTAAAAACACAGGGAAACATCAGTGAGCTTTTGGAAAAGCTTAAACAAATGCCAATGGAAGCACAAAAATTTAACGACGCCGTTGGGGCTATGGTGGATAATATTTTTAAAAGAATGGGGTTTGACCTTCCTCCTAATAGATCAGAGCGTGGATCGGGATCAGATGTTCTCTCAATATTGCGAGAAATTTTTTCAGGAAATCGAACTCTCCCAGTGTCGGTGAATCCAGGCCAATCACCGATTCCTGTGGCCATAGTTTCTAATACAGCCACAGCAAGCCCTTCATCGCCAGCTGTTCCAACAAGTGCAGTACTGTCTCAAGCATCTGTTGTTACTGCTATGGCTGATACAAAATTAGTATCAGAATCGTCTAAGGACGATTCCCGTAACTTATCAGCTGAAGTTAGCAGATTACAAACTCAATTGGCAGCAGTAACTAACAACAACACTACTGCTACACAACTGATCACAGCACTAACTGATCAAAACAGCCTAATGAAAGGGCTGAATGATAAAATGGATCGGATGGTAGATTCCAATGGCAGGATATTTGAAGCATTGGCTTAATTTTTAGGTAAATATCTAACCGGAGATTAATTTAATGGCATGGAAAAAATATTTTAAAGTAGCTAATGTTGCGGGTGCAGTTAGTCCAATTAATGGGTCACAGGGACGAGATGTTACTTATAGAAACTATCAAAGCAATCTGCCAGAAGTTTATATTGGGCATCCAAATCGTATTGAGCGATATAATCAGTATGAACAAATGGACATGGACAGCGAAGTCAATGCTGCTTTGGATATTCTAAGTGAATTTAGCACCCAATCAAACGAAGAAAACGGCACAGCCTTTAAATTTTACTGGAAAGAAAAACCCACGGATAACGAAGTTAAAATTATCAGTGAGCAACTTACTCAATGGGTAAGTTTAAATGAATTAAACAAACGTATTTTTAAAATGTTTCGTAACACTATAAAATACGGAGATCAAGTATTCATACGAGATCCGGAGAATTTTAAATTATTCTGGGTTGAAATGAGCAAAGTAGTAAAAGTTATCGTAAATGAATCCGAAGGTAAAAAACCTGAACAATATATAGTTAAAGATATTGCACCTAATTTTCAAAATTTAACAGCGACTACCATTAATACCAGCGATGTAAATGTTAATCATCCGCAGGTTGGTGGCGGCAGCGGAGCATATATACAACCAAAAAATCCATATGGCGGCGGCAGCAGATTTAGTCATGCTCAGAATGAAGTTGCAGTAAATGCCGAACATATTGTACATTTGACACTGACTGAAGGTTTGGATTTTAGTTGGCCGTTCGGCAACAGTGTATTAGAAAATGTATTTAAAGTATTCAAACAAAAAGAATTGCTGGAAGATGCTATCATTATCTATCGTGTACAACGAGCACCAGAGCGTAGAATTTTCTATATCGATGTAGGTAACATGCCCAGTCACTTGGCCATGGCCTTTGTTGAACGAGTTAAAAACGAAGTTCATCAGCGCCGAATACCCACACAGACTGGTGGCGGTCAAAACATGATGGATGCAACTTATAATCCATTGAGCACAAATGAAGACTATTTCTTTCCTCAAACAGCAGAAGGACGTGGTAGTAAAGTAGACACTCTTCCTGGCGGTAGTAATTTAGGGGAAATAACAGATCTGCATTTCTTTACTAATAAGTTGTTTAGAGGTCTGCGTATTCCTGCCAGTTATTTGCCCACAGGACTTGATGACGGAACCAGTAATCCTAATTCTTTTAGTGACGGCCGAGTGGGCACAGCACTGATACAAGAATGGAGATTCAATCAGTATTGTATGCGATTACAGCGTATGATCTGTGAAAAATTAGATCAAGAATTTAAACTTTTCCTTCGTTGGAGGGGTATTAACATTGATAATAACTTGTTTGACCTACAGTTCAATGAGCCTCAGAACTTTGCTAGCTATAGACAAGCAGAAGTAGATGGTGCAAGAATTGGATCGTTTACTCAACTTGAGCAATATCCATATCTTAGTAAGCGGTTTTTATTGTCAAGATATCTTGGTCTAACTGAAGAAGAAATGGTAGAAAATGAACGCATGTGGGCCGAAGAACAAGGTGATTTGGAAAAAGCACCTGTTGATGGTGCAGGACTGCGTAGTGTTGGCATTACCCCAGGCGGATTAGAATCTGATTTAGAAGCTTCGTCCTTGCCACCACCAGGTGAAGGGCAGGAAGTTGGCGCAGCTCCGCCTGGCGGAGCTGAAATTCCAGGACCTGGGGCCGCAGCAGCCGCCGCCCCTGCTCCGGCCGGAGTCTGATAAATTAGTCACGTTTGGTAAATACAAGATGCAATTATTAGAACTTTATAATCAGATCCCCGACGGGTACAGAACAGAAAAAGATGACAATTCTGTTATGAAAGTTAATGACACCAGAAAAACTCGGTTGACTCTGGATAGACTTAATAAATTGCGTATGATGAATGACACTCGCAAATTAGAACACGAAAAAAAATTAGAAAAAGTAAGTGTTCAATATAAACCTCCTGCAGCCACACAAGCAGGTCTGTAATTATTATTACAAAATCATTCAAAAAACACCCATTTAACATATAAAATACGTATATTCTGTAAATAACTATATAGAATTCCGACACATATTTCATAAAGGAACCAAAATATGTCTAAATATGAGCAATTAATTGAATACATTATTAATGAAGACGAAGCTAAAGCTCGCGAACTTTTTCATCAAATCGTTGTTGAAAAATCACGTGAAATTTACGAATCTCTCATTGATGAACAAGACTTAGAAGAAGTTGGTGGTAACCAAGTTGATCAAATGGTTGACGAAATTACCACAGACGAAGAAGGCATGGACGAAGCCGAAGAAATGGATATCGAAGTAGATTCCGAAGAAGACGGCGAAGAAGACGAAGATGGCATGGACATGGGCGATGACGGCATGGACGCAGGCGACGACGAAATGGACATGGGCGACGATGGCGACATTGAAGGTCGCGTAATGGATCTTGAAGATGCATTAGACGAACTTAAAGCTGAATTTGATTCATTGATGGGCGATGACGGCATGGACGACGGCATGGACATGGGTGGCGATGACGGCATGGACATGGGTGGCGATGACGGCATGGACATGGGTATGGGCGACGAAGGCGACGAAGAAATGCCTGAAGGTCAATACGGCATGATGGAAGCAGCTAAAAAGTCTAAAAAAGAAGAAATGCTTAAAGACAAAAAAGCAAAAAAGATGACTGAAGCTGAATGGATCCGCGAATACGTGGAAAAAATTGGTGAGCCATTTCCAGGAAAGAATACAGAAACAGGTGAAGTTGGTGCAGGCGGTACAGCCAGTTTGAATACTAAGTCTGTTGTTGCTGGTAAGAACGATATGGGCGGAACTGCTGCTAATATTGCTAAAGGCGGTGCAGAGTCTGATCCAAGCGGAACACCAAACAAAAAACCTAGCGGTCTTTTAAAAGGTGGCCAGGACTTAATTGGTAAAGTACAAAACAGCCCAGGTGCTAACGCTGGCAAATCTGCTTATAAAAGCAAAGCTCCTTCGGTGTCAAAGAATGAAGTCGGTGGAATAAACGACAAAAGTCCGTTGGCCAAGTAAGGAATAAACTGTGAAAAGTTTAATACAGGAACACTTATCTTTTGATAACGCCAGAATGGAAGTTCTGGCAGAGTCTACTGCTGACGGTCAAGGAAAGAATCTGTATATGAAAGGGATATTTGTGCAAGGTGGCGTAAAGAACGCTAACCAGCGTGTGTATCCTGTACAAGAAATAGCTGAAGCAGTTGGCAGTGTTAATAAACAACTCAAGGAAGGTTATAGCGTTTTAGGCGAACTAGACCATCCTGACGATTTAAAAATTAATCTAGACCGGGTGAGTCATATGATCACAGAAATGTGGATGGATGGCCCAAATGGTTTTGGTAAATTAAAAATTCTTCCAACTCCAATGGGCGAACTGGTGAAAGCCATGTTAACCTCGGGAGTGAAGTTAGGCGTGTCTAGTAGAGGTAGCGGCAACGTTAACGAAAGCTCAGGGCATGTCAGTGACTTTGAAATAGTCACAGTTGATATAGTTGCACAACCAAGTGCTCCTAATGCATATCCTAAGGCCGTTTACGAAGGGCTTATGAATATGCGTAACGGGCATAGGGTACTCGAAATGGCAAAAGATGCCGGTGCAAATCAAAAAGTACAGAAGTTTTTAGCTGAGGAAGTAAAACGCCTCATCAAAGATTTAAAAATATAACAGGAGAAATGATCCATGTTTGATGCTATCAAACCATTAGTAGACAGTGGTATCATTAACGAAGACACCAAGCAAGCTATCAGCGAAGCTTGGGAAACTAAGTTAAATGAAGCACGCGAACAAATTCGCGCAGAAATTCGCGAAGAGTTTGCAGGCCGCTATGAACACGATAAAGGTGTAATGGTCGAATCTCTAGATAAAATGATCACAGAAAATCTTCAAGCAGAAATTCGTGAATTCGCAGAAGAAAAAGAGCAACTAGCAGCAGATCGTGTACGTTTTAACAAACGTATGCAAGAAAGTGCTGGAAAGTTTGATCAATTCTTAGTTGGAAAACTAGCAGAAGAAATCAAAGAACTAAGAGGCGATCGCAAAGTTCAAAAAGAGAACGTTGCTCGTTTAGAGAAGTTTGTTATTAAAGCTCTATCAGAAGAAATTCAAGAATTTGCTAAAGATAAACAAGATGTTGTAGAAACAAAAGTTCAATTGGTACGTGAAGCTAAGTTAAAATTAGCAGAATTACAAAAGAAATTTATTGCACAATCTGCACAACTTGTTAAAGAATCTGTATCGTATAAACTAGAGAATGAATTGACTCAACTAAAAGAAGATATCCAAACTGCTCGCGAGAACAATTTTGGACGTCGATTATTTGAAGCGTTTGCCAGCGAGTTTGCTATTACTCATTTAAACGAGAATACTGAAATTGCTAAGTTAACAAAAGCTTTAGAGCAAAAAGAAGCAGTGATTGCAGAAGCTAAAAAATCTGCTGCTGAAAAAACTGCACTAGTTGAATCAAAAGACCGAGAAATTCGTATTATTAAAGATTCTCAAGAGCGTCAACAAACGTTAATCGAATTGTTGAAGCCGTTGAATAAAGAGAAGCAGACCGTAATGGTAAGCTTACTCGAAAATGTGCAAACTGATAAATTAAAGTCTGCATATGAAAAGTATCTACCCGCAGTTCTTAACAATTCTGCTGCAACAAAAACTGAAAAAACAGTTTTGGCAGAAAGTCGTAAAGAAGTGACAGGAGATAAATCTGCTAAGGTCGCCGTTGAATTCGATCATAATAATGTGGTTGAAATTAAACGTTTAGCAGGGCTTAAATAAACCCTAATAAGGAAAGAAAAAAAATGACACAAGCACTATTAGAAGGCCGTTGGGGCGAAACAAAAGACGCCCTGCTAGAAGGTCTTAACGGTTCACGCAGAACCACAATGGGAGTTATCCTTGAGAACACCCGTAAGCATTTGGCTGAAGCTGCAACAGCTGGAGCAACAAGCGCAGGTAACGTAGCAACACTTAACCGTGTTATTCTACCAGTTATCCGTCGTGTTATGCCTACAGTTATTGCTAACGAAATCGTTGGTGTTCAACCAATGACTGGACCTGTTGCACAGATCCACACATTACGTGTTCGTTATGCAGAAACAACCAACGTAACTGCACCAAGTCCATTCGACACAGGCACAACAGCTGGTGACGAAGCACTTAGCCCATTTAAGATTGCTACAGCATATTCTGGTTCGTTGACAACTGGTCGTGCTGCTAGTACATCTTCATTAGAAGGTCAACCAGGCCGTAAGATCAACGTACAGATCTTAAAACAAGTTGTTGAAGCCAAAACTCGTAAGTTAAGCGCTCGCTGGACATTCGAGGCTGCACAAGATGCACAATCTATGCATGGCCTAGACATTGAAGCAGAAATCATGGCTGCTCTAGCACAAGAAATTACAGTTGAGATCGACCAAGAAGTTCTTGGTTCTCTACGTGCTCTTTCTGCTACAGACTTCGCTTATGACCAAGCTGCTGTATCTGGTACTGCTACATTCGTCGGTGACGAACACGCTGCTTTAGCTGTTCTTATCAATCGTGCAGCTAACTTGATCGCTCAGCGTACACGTCGTGGTGCTGGTAATTGGGCTGTTGTAAGTCCAGCTGCATTGACTGTTCTACAGTCTGCAACAACCAGTGCTTTCGCTCGTACAACAGAAGGTACATTCGAAGCACCTACAAACACTAAGTTTGTTGGTACACTAAACGGAGCAATGCGTATTTACGTAGACAGCTATGCTAGCGATAGCACAGCCGTTCTAGTTGGATACAAAGGTTCTTCAGAGGCTGATGCCGCAGCATTCTACTGCCCATACATTCCTCTAATGAGCTCTGGAGTTGTTCTAGATCCATCAACATTCGAACCAGTCGTAGGCTTTATGACTCGTTACGGATATGTTGAGTTAACAAATACAGCATCGTCTCTAGGCAATGCTGGTGATTACCTAAGCGAAATTAGCGTAGCTAACCTATCGTTCCAGTAATCAAGAGTTTACTTACCACTCGGGATGGGAAGACACTAAAGGGCCGCAAGGCCCTTTTTTGTTGAGTATACGATAAATATTATCGTACTATGATTCTCGTGAGCGCCACTCCGGGTAGCCTAGAACGCTAACATAAAGGAATAAATGAAATGGCAAAATTAAAAATACAACACACAAGAACAGGAGCATCTGGTTATGAAGCTGGTGCTAGCATTGTTACAGACAGCTTTGTAAGTCCAACACAGATCAATGGCACTAATATTGGTGGCACTGGTGGTGATCTTGATCAAACAGTGCCAACTATTCGTTGCAGTTTTCTTAGAGATAGCGGCGGAGCAGTTGATACAGGTTATATTATCTTCCAAAAAGGCATGCGTAAATTTGAAGTTAACAATTCTTCAGAAGCAAATACAACTGTTGCTTCGTTGGTAAATGCTATTGCAAGTGAATTAACTACTGCAAACACAATGACCATACTAGCAAATGTGGCAACTATCCTTGGAGCTAACACTGCTAACATTGGAACAGGTGGTGGCGCATATACCAATAACAGAGCATTTGCTTATGTAACATGGACCGGAGCTAACGTATCTGGTTACAGCACTCCAAGCACAGATCATCAACTTTCTGGTACAGGACTAACTGGAAATGTTACTATTGTTGAGGTAAACAGTGCAACTAATGTCACTGTTAGTTGTGCAACGCAAACAGTGAGTACAGCTCAAGGTACAGTAACAGAACAATTCAACGTTTCACGAATCAGCAATAAATTTGTTTCGGAATGGGATAATACAAAATGGCGTTACTACCTAGGTACACCATATTCTGATGGTGTAACAGTATTGAATTCGCAACCAGCATGGCAAGCAGTAACTCTTGTTCGTGTAGATAATGCTTAATTAATTTTAAGTTTACTCCAAAAATAGGCTGGCAACAGCCTATTTTTTTCTTTGAAAAAGAGTTAATCTTTATTTTGAATAAATACTCTAAACGAGACTTAGTATGGCCGCAACTAAAAGAATTAATACCGGTGATTATACCATTACAACATTTAAAAATGATGGCAACCCATTGGGTAATGTTGCCATCAACACTAATACTTTATTTGTTGACGGTAATTTAGTAGTAACTGGAATATATTCTAATGTCCAAGCATTCGACACTATTAATCCAATTTTAACTTTAAATGCCAATTTAACTACCAGCGAAAGTCCTAGGTCGGGAATAAGTGGTATTAAAAACAATAGGGGTAATCAAGCTAACGTTGGTTTATATTGGGACGAAACTGGCAGTTATGCCGACCAATGGATAGCCAACAATGGTATTACACAAGGTCCCATACTAACTAGCTATTCTACGAAGATAGAAAAATTAAGCGACCAGCCCGCAGGGCAAACTGGATATGTTGTTATAACAGCCAGTAATGTGGGCGTGGGGGGAAGTGGTGTTTTTGTTAATGCAGGAGTACAAAGTTCTGAGTTAACTACAAACATCAGCGTAAGAAAATATGGAATAATTTTTGGATAAAATATGTCATTACAAAGCTCAAACATATCAACAACTACATCAAGCGTCTATTCTAGTTCTGGATCGACCGCAGCATTAACTTTTTATTTTGCGAATTATTCGACAACTACTAATGCTACTTTCAGCTTATGGGCAGTATCCAGCGGAAACAGTCCGTCGAACATAAATGTTCTTTATAGTAATGTTACAGTTCTTGCAGGAGACACATATGTGGCTGATTCGGAAAGATTATTTTTAGAAAACGGCGATGAGTTATATGCTCGAGCAAATGCTAATAATGCTATTTCAATGACTTTAACATTTACAACAGTTTAAAAGATATATTATATGGGACGATTAGTTAAAAATACAGAAATTGATATTAATCAACTAAATGCTGCTCAAGTTACTTCGGGCGGCAGTCCCGTGTTGACTGTTGCTAATAGTACGTTTGACAATGTCTTATATGTAGCCAAAAATGGAAATGATGCCAATGATGGCCGAAGTATGGCCACTCCAAAATTGACCATTGCCGGCGCAATGGCCATTGCAACATCTGGTACAGCAGTTAAAGTGGCCAGCGGAACTTACACAGAAGCGATGCCAATTACTATGCCAGCAAACGTTGCTATAGTAGGCGATGATGTTCGTAGTGTGTTTATTCAACCATCGGTCACTGCTAGCGACATGTTTTATATGAATAATGGAACATACGTTTGGGGAGTTACTGTAAGGAATTATACAGGTAAAGCATTTAGTTTTCCACCAACAGGCGCAGGTGTAGTGACAGTAAGTCCTTACATTCAAAACGTAACAAGTTTTACAACAACTGGCACCACAGTTTA